GGCAAGCCAGATTTCAGTGGTGCCCGAGCGGTGGCGGATGGCCTGTATGCAAAGCTCGGTATCGACCAGCAGGGCATAGCCCCCGCCGCTGTCATGCTCCCGGTGGTTCGTCTGGACCGGCGTCGCGGCCGGGAGAGCGATATGGGCCAGCCATGCCCGCAAGACCGGCAGGGGCGGCAGGCTGGTGAACGTGGCGGTGGTGCCCGGCACGCGGAGGTCCTGATTGAGTGGATAGAACGGCCGCCCCAGCGCCAGCCCGACAGCGTGGACCATGTCGGTGGTGTAGGGCTCTGAGATGGAGGCGTGCAGGATGTCGGCCAGTTGTGTCGCGGTCATTGAAAAGCTCCCAGTCAGCCATCCCCGCGAAGTTGCAGGGGCAGGCGAAACCGATGGGCCTGATCTCTCAGGGATTCCCAGCGGCGTTGTGTGTTGAGAACGGCACCCGCTCCCCCAACCCATCCCCGGAGCGGGGCATGAGACAGGCTCGCGTTGCCGGGTCATCTTCACTTGCCAGTGTCTCCATGGGAGACAGGGAAACATACCCGACACTCTGGTCCCTGTCAAATGACTGGGGAGAATATCGTTCAAGAATAGGTAGAACACCTTAGTCGGTCAGCGGGCCAGACAGGGAGGTCCGCCGTTCCATGGTGAGCCAACTGGGCCAGAGGTGGGCGCCAGCATCCGGCCGCGAGCAAGGACCTTGCGAAGCATGGCCAATCCATCATCGGGCGGATCGGGCAGCATCGCCCCCGCCTGCCATTGGCCATCGCCGCCGATGTCGGGAATCGATAAGGTCAGCCAACAGGGGCGAGACTTCCCGTTGGCGTGCGTGAGCAACCCCACACAAAAGCACCAGTGACTGCCATCGTTCTGAGGCATATTGATACCACCACTCCACACGCATGAGGCGCGAGAAGAAGCGCCGTCAGCACCAGCGCGGAGGACAGAACGGGCCGCGGCAGAACACCACGGGTCACCGTGGGCCGCGAGCAGAGACAGGGCCTCAGCGTTGGTCAGGTGAGCAAGGCGGTGAACCGCATCGTGCCAGAAGGCCGACACGCGGAGAGGCGCTGAGTCAGTTGTCTGTGAGTCGGTGCCCATAGGTGACACTGTAGGGAACGGGCCCAAGAAAAGAAGGAAATCGAACATGGCCTTGAAACGAGCAGCGGGCGGCATCGGCGAGATCGAACTGATCGGCGCGCCGCAGTACGACCATCGAACGATCACGCCGTTTTCGATCTGTCTGCGCACGCTGACGGTGGGCAGCAGCGTGCCGGGCGGCAGCACGATCAGCATGTACGACTCTGTGAACTTCGCGGCCCAGTGGCCAGCGACGAAGATCACCCACCTGCACGCGCTGACGGCGGTGCAGTCGCGGCCCGACCTCGGTCTCTTTGTGTTCGAGAACATCGACCCCACCGCCAACTTGTCGCTGTCATTCCTGATGGCGATGGCGAGCGCGGCGGACCCCGAGAACAAGACCGCGCAGGTGCGCATCTGGGGCCAGTCTCAGTGGCCCACCTCGCCGGGCGAGTGTGAGATGATTGGCCATCACCTTGGCGACTGGACGCTGACGTGCGGCGCGTGCCGCGTGCCGACCGGCTCGGCGCTGTTGCCCAACGCCACCGACCGATTCCAGTGGGCCGACACCATCGTGGGCAGCGTCGATACTTCGTTGAGCCCGGGTCTGCGCAAGTACGGCGAGACGGCCGACACGATCGCCGCTGGCGCCATCGACCATGCGGGCCTTCGCACGCTGATCGTTGCGTGCGGCCAGACCGCTGCGACACCGGCCGATGCCGTGGTGCCCGTGCTGCGTCAAATCTGAGCGACCTTCACGGAGGGCTGATGGCGAAGCGCAAGGCTGGGCGTAAGCCCAAGGACATCAAGGACAAAGAGGCTGAGATGATCGGCTCTGAGTTCCGCATGGGCGCCGACCTGCTGGCGGCGTCGCTTGCCATCGGTGACGCCGACAAGTCGATCAAGCCTCAGGACAGGTTCACCGCGGCCGAGATCGCGTGGCAGAGGCTGGTGAACATCGCACGCGGAGAGAGTGATTCGCTCGCCATGGACGCCTCCAAGTTCATCATCGAGAGGACCTACGGGAAGTCGCCGATCAAGGCCGAGCAGCAAGGTGACCACACCTTCACCATCAACATCTCGTAGCTTCATCGAGTGGTTCGGAGGGCCAGAGGACGGGCGCCGCGAGCCTTTGGAGTTCAGTGTCCTTCACACGGCGACGCGGGCGCGCTACCCGGGCGTCTGGTTTCACATCTACTGCCGCGCTGGTCACCTGATGCTCTACATGGGCGTTCATTCTCACAGCGGTGCGTGCTACCCTGACGCCTGAGGTGACGATTGCCCCACACGGATGTCGACCTGAAGCTCCTGCCGAAGCAGAAGAAGTTTGTGCTTGCGATGGGCAAGGAGTGTCTGTATTCGGGCGCGTTCGGCGCTGGCAAGAGCTTCGCGCTGTGCTGCAAAACCGTGGTGCGAGCGTCGAAGCCCGGCGCCCGCGAGGCGTTGGTACGCAAGACCCTCAGTGACCTGAAGGGCACGACGCTGCGCACGCTGCTGATGGGCGACGGCGACACGCCCGCGGTCCTGCCCCCGGGCTCCTACATCCACAACAAGAGTGACCGCGTCATCAAGCTGCTGGGCGGTGGAGAGATCGTGTATTTCAGCATGGAGGACAGCAGTACGATCGGCTCCTACAACCTCAGCGGCGCCAACGTCGACCAGTGTGAAGAACTGACCGAGGACGACTGGTTCTTCCTGATGGGGCGACTCAGGGCGACGGGCAAGGGTCTGACGCGGCAACTCAATGGCGTGTGCAACCCTGACAGCCCTTCCCACCACCTCGCGCGGCGGTTCGGCTTGGCGCCAGACGTGCTGGAGCCCCAACCGGGATGCTGGGTCATCACCACCAAGAGCATCGACAACCCGCACCTCCCGGCCGACTATCTGGCCGTTCTGGCGAGCTTCACCGGCGTGCGCAAGAAGCGGTTTGTTGACGGCGTCTGGGCAGGCTCTGAGGGTGTGGTGTACGAAGCGTGGGACCGGGCGACGCACGTCCGCAAGCGCGACTACGCCCAGAGCGAGGTCGCCCGCGTTCTGGTGGGCGTCGACGACGGCACCACGGTCCCCTTCGCCTGTCTGCGTGCGGTGGTGTTGAAGTCGGGCCACACGCACATCGAGCGGATGTCCTACCGGCGTGGCATGCTGGCCAGCGAGAAGGTCGAAGCGGTCAGGGCCATGGGCGCCGTCGATGCCGTGTTCGTTGACCCCGCGGCGTCGGGCCTGAAGCTCGAACTGCGCTCGAACGGCCTGCCCGTACTGGATGCCGACAACGAGGTTCTGGCTGGTATTCAGGAGGTCCAGAGCCAGCTTGCCATCTCACCGGACGGTTCCCCTTGGCTGACGGTGGACCCGGGCTGTGGCGACTTGATCCGCGAGATGGAGACGTACGAGTGGAAGGTGTCGAAGGGCATGCAGTCCAGTGAGGTGACCAAGGACGAGCCCGTCAAAGAGAATGACCATGCGGCGGACGCGCTGAGGTACATCTGCATGGGCAACAAGCTCCCGGTGTCGGCGGCTGTTGACCGCGGTTCGATGGTCACCATGGGGCAACAGATGATCGAAGAATCCAAGCCGCGGTTCACCGGGTCGATCGAGCCCAAGATGGGCTGGTGCGTGGAGGCCGACACGCTGGTTCGCAAGGGCGACAGCAAGTTGATGGAGTTTGGGCCCGGCGCCGACTGGCGTCTGTGGACTCACCTGCCCGACGATCGGCCCGACCAGACGAGGTCGTGGGTCATCGCGGCCAGCGTGGGCACCGGCGCCCCGGGCTCCATGTCGGTCATCAAGGTCGGAGACGCAGAGACGCGGGCGGTGGTGGCTGAGTGCGTGCTGTTGAACGCGAGCCCCGAGACCGCGGCGCGCACGGCCATCTCGGCAGGCGTCTGGTTCGGCGGCGTGGAGGGACAGGCCCGGCTGATCTGGAACCATATCGGCGGCGGCATCGCCTTCGGTGAGGTGGTCAGGCAACTGCAGTACCGAAACGTCTACCGGCACGTCGACGAGGGCGTGGTCACCGAGCATGCCGGGTGGCGGTACTCACCGTCTGGTATCATCGCGCTGCTGGGTAACCTACAGGCGGAGGTGAAGGCTGGCAAGTATCACGAGGCGACAGCGGCGACGCTGGCCGACCTGCAGCGATGGGCTTACACCACCGAGGGGACTGTGGCGCCCGTCAATCAGGCGACCGAGGGCGAGGCGGCCAAGAACGCCAGCGACCGGGCCCTCTGCGCGATGCTGCTGGCGCACGCCTTCCGCTGGGTTGAACGCCTGAAGCCATCCAAGCCGAAGCCTCAGGTGGGCAGCGTCGAGTGGCTGGAGGCTCAGGAAAAGGCTCGCCGCCCGCGCATGATTCGCCGCTAAGATGTCGCCTATGGACACACTCTCCTCGTACTGGCACACCTCGCCCGGCGCCGCGACCGCGGCGGAGGTCGGCAAGTCGTACGGCCTGACGCCGATCGGCCTGCTGGACGAGCCCGAGAAGTTCAAGGATGTTGACGACTACTGCAGCAAGCTGCTGGACAGCCTGATCGAGCAGACGCGCGGCACGGTGGCCCGTCATCTGGTGGCCAACACCGAGAATCCTTGGCCCAAGCGCAAGGACGGATCGTTCGACGTCACCGACCTGAAGGCCATTGAGCAGGTGGCGTACAAGCTCCGCGATGTCATCCAAGCGTGGCGCCGCAAGGTCGACGACGGCCAGACCAAGCGGACGTTCAGCGCCTACGGCCTGTTCGTCGGCGACCCGTGGGGTTGGGCCACCAACGATGGGCGCCGCCAGCGCGACGAGGTGGTGGCCAAGATCATGCGTGGCTCTGTCGACTACGCCGAGGTCGACGCCTACTTCACGATGAACAACGTGGGCGGCCTGAACGGTCTGGACGGTGACCCGGCCAAGTTCTTGGCCCGCAACCTGTACCCGGACGTGCTGAACGCCGTGCGGTGGTACGACCGCCCGGCGCGTGTCTGGTGCAGCCAGATGGCCAACAAGCCGGGCCCGGCGTACGCGGTCCCGCATTGGCTGTGGTCGGCCGTCTGCAGGAACGTCGGCGTGTTGGGCTCGCGCCTGCTGATCGACTCGGCGGTCCACTTCGCTGGATGGGCAGGGAGTGGGCCCGTGCCGTGGTCGATTGACGAGGAGCGGTATGTCCGCGAGTTCGCCAACGGCGTGCGGCCTACTCCCAAGGTGTGAGTGGCGACAGCCTTCGCGGCGTTACCCTTGACGCATGGGCGCAAGAACCGGAGTGACGGGGGCAACGTGGAATCAGGCGACCGGAACGACCGCGACGGCCGGAACGACCGGCCTGAACGTCTGCACCGGGTTCACGCACGTTCTTGCCGCCGACCTGCCCGTGGCTCTGCCTCCCGGCGTGAGCGGCACGGCGCTGGGCGCCATCAAGACAGCGGCCAACGTCGCTGGCACCTTCCGCATCACCGCGGCTGGGCACGCGGGCGCTGCGTCGACCAAGTACGGGACGAGGTTCTGGCTGATGGCCCGGAGGACCGACAAGACGCTGACCGGAGCCACTGGCGGTAGCGCTGGCGCTCAGGCGATGCTGGCGTACAACGGCACCGGTGCCAACAAAAACACGTTCTACGTCACGCCGATCATCGACAGCACCGACCCGACGAATCACTCCGGGCTGTGCTTCACGATGCGCAACACCAACAGCGGCGCGTGGTTCGGCGCCCATGGATGCTCAGACAGCGGTGCGTTTCTGTGGTACAACTTCCAGTTCGAGCGGTGGGCACGCTTGGGTCTGTGGATTCACACCGGCGCGGCGGCCACTGCTGATGGCCAGTTTGGACTCACGATCAACGGCCAGCTTGTGTCAAAGCAGACGGGCATCACCACCGACTCGATCACAGTGACCGACGACACGATCACGCTCCCCGCCATCCCCGGCGTGGAGTTCTACGTCGTGTTCCCTCAGGGGTACGACGGCACGGGCGACGCAGAGTTGACACAGGCGCCCGATGCCAACAGCGGACAGTTCTTGACGCCCAGCGGGTTCGACGTGACCCACTATTGGCCCTACCTCTACTCGGATGGCGCGACCGCGACACTGGCCAAGGACGAGGGCGCGAACTGGTACACCTCCGCTGGCAATCAGCCGACCGAGGCGGCCTACAGCGCCTACAGCGGCGTCGATGGTGGTCGCGCCAGAGCGGTGTGGACTGACAAGGCTGGAACGACTCAGGAAAGCACGCGCAAGATCGGCACGCTGCAATACAACGCCGAGGGCTGGGATACGCTCTATTTCCCTGACGCGTTGGATGTCTATGGCTCAGTGACGACGCTGACCCACACGCTGACCATCTACCAGACCGACAACGTCTCGGTGATTCTGAAGCTGATGTGGGATGACAAGTTCATCTACCAGACCTCTGTTTCAACAGCGACTCGCATCTGCCCGCGCCCGCCCGGCCGCATGGCGCTGGCCGTGAAGTTCAACAGCGATGGGCGCCTGCAGGTTGGCGTCCAGCGCTTGTCCGATGCGTCGGCGGGCACCGCCATCTATGACGTGTACCCGATGGTCATTCCTGTGCTGTTGGCCAACTGGGTCCCGACATCGCTCGGCAAAGTCACCTACGTCTACAGCGGCGGCGGAACAGGGGCATCCTCCCAGACAGTTGAGTGGGGTGGGATGGCGCAGTTCAGGTATCTGACGCTTCCCGGTTTCGACTCCTTCACACAGGTCAATCATGGCGGGTCTGGTACTCCCGCCACAGCAGGGTCTGAACTTTCGACGGCTCAATACAGTGTCGGCTTCGGGCTCGGATTCCTTGGCCTCCGCCAGTGTGAGGGCGCCATGCTCCCGGGGTCATTCATCCCAGACAGCGGCGGCCCCGTCTACTGCTTCGCCCACCCTGTCGGCTGGTCTGGCAAAACCGTCATTCGCGCCGCGGCGGCCAATGGCCGAGCGCTCACAGCCCTGTCTGGCGACCGCATCGTGTGGTGTTCTAACGCCGCCAACACAGTGGGCTCAGTGACCACAGCGGCGCTGGCTCAGTCGGTGGGTTCGGCATGGGCCAGAGCAGTGGCATCTGTGGTCATCCCCGGCGCCGAGAACGAGTCGCGTCACGACATCATCCTTCCGTGGACTGGGCAAACGGGTGGCAGCTACACCGGCAATGCACACGCAGACGCCTTCGTCTTGAAGTGTCGCGCCGAGGTTGCCCGACTGCTGACACTGGTGGATACCCATGAGCGGGTCACGATCATCAACACCAAGCCGGGATATACCGAGGGGTCGGCGCCGCATCTCAGCGCGGCCGGGTACACCCAACTTGCTGGCGACACCCGAACCAACCGCAACGTGGTCAAGTTCGCAGGTCTTGGTGGCCGGATCGGACAGTTGATCCGATGAGCGACGCGGCGAAGCAGCAGAACGAAGTCTCACCGGAGCAGCAGCTACTGACGCGCTTCGCCGAGGTCGCCCAACACGGCGCCCAGTTGTCCAGCCAGATCAGCGCGTGGGTTTCCAGCGCGGCGAACTGTCTGGAGCTTGGTGATATGTCCGGGTTCAAGAACCACATCGACATCGCGGAGGGCTTCGCGGCCAACCTGTCGTCGATCATGGCGGCCAAGGTGGGCTGGAAAGACATGCTGAAGCGCATGCGAGAGAAGGGCTCCCGCCCGGCCGTCACCACCATGCTGGCCGTGGTCGACAAAGCCAACGGTGAAGTGACTGGGGCGTCTTGGTGGACCCCGCTCGAAGCCTCCTCCGCGCTGGGCAAGTGCGGAACCCCCGGCGCTCAGACGATGGTCTGCATCGTCATCCCCGTCAGCTACAACCCGTCCGAAAGCACGGGCCCGAAGCTGGTCATCTAGCGGTAGAGTTGAACCGTGCCGATGCCTCCTGCAGCAATGCCGCCGACTCCACCGGCCATGGTCGCGCAAGCGGCCGGTCAGCCTACCGGCACGGACCCGCTGCAGTTGATGATGGCGGAGATGGCCAAGTTCTCCGCGCAGCAGCAGGATGGCCCCGACCCCGGCAACGCTATCGAGCCCGAGATCACCCCCAACCTTCTGGGTCAGGCGGTGAAGAACTCTTGGGAGCGTCAGCGCGTGTTCCGCGAGGTCCGCGTTCAGGCGCTGGAGCGCCATGCCGGGCCCCACTACGGCGACTCTGCCCAGCCCGATCGGGCCTACGTCAACCTTATCAATCAGGCGGTGGAGACGCTTATCAGTCAGTTGGTGGCGTTCGAGCCCAAGGCTCACGTCGACCCGATCGAGGGCGGCCTGCTGATCGAGGCCCTTGTCCGTGAGTTGTCCCTGAACCGGGCGGCGAAGCGGGCCCAGCTTGGCGAGGTTCACTACAACTGGGTTCTAGAGGCTCTGTTCGCGCCCTTCGGCATCATCCGCACGGGCCTGAAGGCGGGCACCGAGCAGGTGACGGTGGGGAGCAAGACGTTCAACCGCGGCGAGTTCTTCGCCGAAAACATAGACTTTGACGACTACGTCATGGACCAGTCGGCCCGGCGCCCGACTGACCGGACGTTCGAGGGACACCGCCTTCGCGTGCCCCGCGCTGTGGCGCTGGCGGCCGAGCGCGAGCCCGGCGTGCCCCTGTACGACGCGGCGGTCATCAACGGCGCCCCTCGCCTGACGCTGGGCAAGTCAGAGCCCACTGAGTCAGACAAGCTGGGCGGGTTCCAAGGTGACCCGTACGAGCTTGTCGACATGATCGAACTGTGGGAGATCGCGGTGTATCTGGGCGACCGGACCCGCATCTACACCCTCACCGATCTGGCGGCGCCCAAGTGGGCCCGCGACCCGTATGACTACTGGGGTCCTGAGACCGGCCCGTACGTCAAGCTGTGGTTCATGCCCCTGCCCAGCAACGCCATGCCGATCAGCTACGCCTCACGCATGATCGACCTGCACGACGCGGGCAACGAGACGGCCAACCGGTTCATCGACTCGATCAAAGAGACGAAGATCGTCCACGTCTACCGCCCCGGCGAGGAGGACTTGGCCGAGGCGGTCAAGCAGGGCGGCGACAACCAGTGGGTGAAGGGTGACCCGACCGCCATCAACTCGATCAAGTCTGGCGGCATTGTGCCCGAGCTTCAGCCGGGCATGCAGTTCATCATGGAGTTGTTCAACAACGCCAGCGGCTCCAGTCAGTTGCTGGGCGGGCAGAAGGACATCGCCAAGACCGCGACGGCGGCGACCATCCTGCAGGGCAACGCGCAGGCCCGCATCACGGTGATGACGAACCGTTCGCTGCGAGCGCTGTCGACGGTGTTCGAGCATATGGCGTGGTATCAGGACAACGACCCGGCGCTCAAAGAGACGCTGATGGCCCGACTGCCGGGCGGCGCCCGCACCGAGTTCCAGAACACGCCGGAGCTTCGCAAGGGCAACTACGGCCAGTTCATCTTCAGCGTCGACGCCTACTCGGCCAAGCCCCTCGACCCCGCGGTGCGCCTCGACAAGCTGGTGCAGGGCCTTCAGGTCCTGTTCTCGGCCGCGCCGCTTGGTCCTCAGGCGTTCGCCATGGTCGCTCAGATCATGTCAAAAGAGCTTCAGATTCCTGAAATCGACCAGATCAGCCCCGACCCGTCGATGATGATGGCCCGTCAGGCGGTGGTGTCTGGCGAGGGCGGTCCGCCCAAGGACAACCCACTGATGACGCCGAAATCGAACAAGACAGAGCGCCCGTACCAGTCGGTTCTGAACCAGTCGCGCGGTGCGATTGATGCGAACGCTGGCGCCGGGCCCATGGGCTGAACATGCCGATCTACGCGCTGAAGTGTCAGAAATGCGGTGACGAGTGGGAGGACATCCACCCCATGACCCAGCAGCATCCAAAGTGCCGCAAGGGATGCGGATGCCGCTGCGACACCAACCCCAGCAAGCAGGTGCCGCGCCGGGAGCGCCAGTTCGCTGGCAGTGAGCGCACCAGCCTGCAGTTCGGCTTCGACGCCAGCGAAGTGGACGAGGCCCGGCGCGACTTCGACGGCACGGGAGCGAGGATCACCGACGAGGGTGACGTGGAGTTCGACAACCGCTCACAGGAGCGGGCGTTCCGCAAGCGGTACAAGCAGATCGGCGACGCACACAAGCAGCCCGCGTCCTCCTGAGGTATGACCCTACCAAGTGAGTAGGGACAGGCCACGGAGGGGTTGCTTTCATTGGAGGTTCAGATGGCAGACAACAACGGCACCAACACGACCAACGGCGGCGCAGAGCAGGACGGTATCGACACGTCCCGCCCGGCTGAGATTATCCCCGACAGCATGCTGATCGGCGGCGCCCGCAACGGAAAGCGCCCCGCGGCGCCAGCGGCACCCAAGGCACAAGCTCCTGCCGAGGGCGCTGACGAACTCGATGGCGAGGCTCTTGACGCGGCAGACGCGGCCGATGGCGAGGGCGGCACCAAGGACATCGACTCAAACGGCGGCGACGCCGCTGGCGCTGCAGGCGACGACAAGCAGATTGAACTGACCGACGAGGACCTGATCGACGTGCTGCTGGAAAGCGGCGCCGATATGTCCGGTCAGCCCATCCGCCAGATCAACGATGCCGAGGTCAAGCCCCTGTCAGCCAAGCCCATGACGGCCGACGATCTGGAGCCCGGCCTGAAAGCGGAGTATGACGCGGCGGTGGAGAAGTTCGGACCCGATCTGGCCAACACGATCCTCCTGCCCCGCCTGAAGCGCGAGCAGGCCCTGCAGACGCAGATGGCCCCCGTGCTGAAGGCTCACGCCGACCAGTACGAGCAGGCTCAGGCGAAGGCGGCCCAGCAGGTCATCGGCTTCTTCACAGAGAAGGCGAAGGCCGGGTATAAGCAGGTGTACGGCGAGGGCCCGGGCAAGTCGTCGCCCATCCAGACCGAGGCCATGAAGCGCGTCATCGCCAAGGCGGTGCAGATCAAGAATCAGGTGGAGGCCAACGGCCTGACCATCACGCCCGAGCGCGCTCTGGAGCGTGCCCATGCGATGCTCTGGAAGGACACCACGATCGGCCGCGCTGTGGCGGCCCGTCAGTCGACCATGCAGACCCGTGCGAACAACACGGCGATGCCGACCAACCGCAACGCGGCGGGCGCTTCTTCGAGCGTCCCCGCTGGAACCGACCCGTACGCGAAGGTGAAGGCGGCGCTGAACCGCGCTGGCATCGCTCGCTGAGAGACCGTCCCCAACCCCGGCCCCACCAACGGGCCACTGTGAGAAACACCCATGCCTGACATCCGTGGCCTCGGCGACCTGCTTGAACTGACGATCGAGAACATGCCCCGCGGCGAGTTCGACGAGACGCTGCAGAAGCGCGACGTGCCGCTGGCCCGCATGATCTTCGGCGACCGGCGAGTGTCCAAGTCTGGCGGCTTCGCCATGAAGGACCGCGTGCGCGTCCGTCCGTCCACCAGCGGCCGCTTCGTCGTCCCCTACGAGGGCACCGGCGCGTCGAACGACAACTACATGGTGTCGATCGTCACCGACTGGATGACCTTCATCGACAAGATGCCGTTCAACACGCTGGAGGAGGACCTGAACTCTGGCGACTCGACGCGCATCATCGACCTTGTCGAAGGCCGCCGCTCGGCCGCGTACGAGGGTCTTTACAACCTGATTGAGTCGTCGCTGGCGCGTGAGCCCCAGAACGCCTCTGACACCAAGAACCTCTGGGGCTTCCCCTACTGGTTCCGCCGCAACGCATCCGGAACCAACGACACGGTCGGCGGCTTCAACGGCAGCACGATCCGCTTCGGCGACGGCACGACCAGCACCGTGCTTGGCTACGGCACCGCGGCCGACGCGGCGCTCCCGGCCAACGCGAACCTCCGCAACTGGACGGCCAACTACAGCGGCGTGTTCGACATCACTGCCTTCCGCACCGTCCGCCGCGCCCGCCGTCGCACGCAGTTCCGCATGCTGGCCGAACTGAAGGGCAAGCTGGACCGCGGCGGGTCTCAGGTGCTGCTGATGCCTGAGGATCAGGCCGAGCAGTACGAGGACCTGTGCAACGCGGGCCCCGACGACAACAACGGTGACCTCACCAAGAACGGGAAATACAAGATCGACGGCCTGTCGATGATCCCCGTTCCCGAGTTCAACATGCTGTCGTACGCCCCCATCTACGGCGTCAAGACGGGCAACGTCGAAGGGTGCGTGCTGAAGTCTCGCTGGATGACCGAGATGAAGCCCGTGCAGGACCCCAACGACCCGCTGACGTGGAACGTGCCCATCACCGGCACCTGCAACATGAAGGTGAAGAACCCCCGCAACGCTGGCTTCAGCGTCACGGTCCCGTAAACGGCTCCCTTTCACTGGCGCCGGGCAGAGATGTCTGGCGTCAGCTTCCAACCGCGTGTCGTCGCCTGTGAAGTAAACCGGCGCCGGGACGATCGGAGTCTGCAGCATGAACACCCTGATGACCAACTACGGCGACGCTCCCGGTCTGACGCGCAAGGCGTTCTACACCGGCCGTCAGGTTGGCGCGACCTTCGTCCGCCCCGACTACCTCAAAACCTCCAACGACACCCGCGGCGTGGTCAACTACGACCTCGCCATCGGCGACATCGTCCAGTTCGATCCGTTCAGCCCTCTGCCCAGCGCCAACCAGTCGTCCACTGCGCTGGCGACGACTCAGGCGGGTCTGAACGCGACGCTGGCGCTCGGTGGGTGCGTGGGCGCACCCAACGTCGGCTCGGCGTATCGCGCCGCGTCGGCTTCTGCTGACGTGACCAAGTTCGCGGCCAACATCGTGCCGACTCCTGCCGACGGAGTGAACACGGGCATCTTCCAGCCCCGCCTGTTCGTTGTCACGCACGTCCACCCCGACGTGAACCGCAAGCTCGACCCGACGAACTCTAACGCCTCGCTGGCGGCCGAGCGTGCGGGCGGCTGGATCGACATTTGCCCCTTCGGCGTGTGTGATGCGCTGTTTTACAAGAACACCGACATCTTGGTGGCCGCGGGCTCGATGCTCGGCCTCTACATGCCCGCCACTTCGGCGGCCGTGTCCAGCGTGTTCACCTTCGGCTCCAGCACGGCGGGCACGGGCAAGCCCGCGTTCACCAACATCCTCGCCGCGGAGTGGGCTCGCACCATCACCACGGCGTCGACCACGATCAGCGCAGTCATGGACTGCTTCTCCCGTATTCAGGCCATGCTGCTTGAAAGCGACGCGACGTTGGCTAACGGCGGCACCACCGCGTCGACCACGGCGCTCCGCAAGGTCGCTGTCGGCGGCCTCCTGCAGTTCGGCGTCTGATTCCCCGTTCACCTCCATGCCCGGACCCGGCTAACGCCGGGCGAGGGTTTTTCTGATGCTCCGCACCTTCGCCGACATCATGCTGCAGGTGGCTCTGGATGTCGGGGTGGCCAAGCACGGCACCAGTGCGACAGACAACACGGCCATCCTGCCGACCGATCCAGCCACTCTCCAGCGGCTGAAGGACGGCGTTGCGCGAGCCCGCGAGGAGTTCTACGCCGACTTCGCTGATGCGCAGTTCCGGCGCCGGGCCATCGAACTGTCGATCGGCCCATCAGCCCTCCCAGAGCAGATCAATGGCAGCACGTCGACGTACGCCCTGCCGGTCGACTGGATGGGCCCGCCTCAGGGGATGATCGTCATGACGGGCGGCCGCGGCGGCAGCGTGCTGCTGACCTCCATGGACCGCGTTCGGCTGGCGCATGCTCAGGTGGCTACCGGAACGATCGGCCTGCCCCAGATCGTCGCGTGCGAGCGCGAGGCGAACCCGAAGCCGGGCGAGGAGGCCCGCTGGGTCCTTCGCTGCTATCCGTCGCCTGACCAGACGTACACCCTGACTCTCCGTGGCCGCTGGCGTGCGGTTGACTTCGATCTGCAGGACGTTGAGCCCACCGGGCACCAGCCTGCCATCGCGGCCTACGCCACCTGTCACCTGATCGAGAAGGGCCTTGTGTCCACCGGCGTCGCGCCCGCCGCGGCGACGGCCAAGAAGATCGAATGGCGGTCCCGCGTGCTGGCAGAGGAGGACAAGAACTCCCCTCGCACGCTGGGCCGCTCGGCTCCCGTCCGCACGCGCGGCCGCGAGTATCCTGCCACCCTGTCGCCCATCCGCGCTACGAACCCTTGGAACCCCTGAGGTAACCACCCATGTCGAACCCCTCCAACTTTGAGTCTGCTGCAGCCGCTTCGGTCGCCGAGCGTGGTTACTGGGAGGACATGCCCATCCCCCTGACCTGCTTCACGTCCAACTCGACCACCGGCGACACGCTGGCGAATGCCATCACGGCCGGTTGCGTGGGTCTGGCCAACACCAACCTCGCCGACACCACGGCGACTGGTTACGTTCAGGTCCTTCGCCTTGGCCTGACGGGCAGCACGCTGGCGACCAACGTCGCCCGCTACGTCGCTCCCCTCTGCATCCCCCAGCTTGTCGGAGGCGCTGCTCAGCTTCTGCAGGCGCTGAACACCTCCTCCGCGGGCTTCGGCCCTCAGGTTGAGGTGCAGGTTCTTTGCCGCAACGCCAGCGCCACTTCGGCCGCTGGCGGCGTCAAGGCATACGCCACCTACTTCTCTGGTTACGCCTCCACTAGCGGCGCATCGGGCACTTGGACCTCGCTGTCGGGCACTACGACCGCGACGGCCATCCCCGGCACGGCGGCGGTCAGCAACGCCTCCAACGACGCGACGACCTTCCGGTGGGCGACCATCCCGCTCCTCCGCCCTGACATCGCCTCTGTGTCGCCCAACACGGCCGCGCAGCGTGACGCGCTGAACCTCGGCCTCGCCAATAACAACTACCCGCTGCTGTTCAATCTGGCGCTCACCAACGCCCACACGATCGCAGACGGCGACCGATTCGAGATCGCGGCGGTCAATCTCCGTTACCGTCGCCATCGCAGCAACCGCTGGCCCGGCCGCGGTGATGGCTTCAGCAACAGCGGCCTGATCGGCGTCGCCAGCGGCATCACCCCGACCTTCCCGACGCCCGCCGTCAGCGCCACCCCCGTGGTGTTCTGAACGATGGAGGACTGATGGAGCGTGAAGTCAGCGGCCCCGTCCGCGGGGTTGCCAATAGCTCGGCGTACATCAAGACCCCGATGGACCTTGTGCCCATCGCGGGGATGATGAACACGCGGCTGAACGCTCCTGAGAGTGACCGCCCGCGGTTCGGCCAGCGCCCGGGCCTTGTCCCCGCCTTCCCGACCGTGGTCGGCGGCGGGAACCCTGTTCAGGCCATGGGAGTCATCCAGCGTTCGTCTGGCGTCAGCAGCTACCAGCGCACCAAGCGGACGCCGCTTGTGCTGGCGTGGACTGACGGCAACGACGTGTACCGATACTCGCGCAAGGCGACACGGTTCAAGCGCACGGCGTTCGCCATGGCGGTTCCTAATGGCTCGCCCTTCGTCGCCTTTGTGTTTGACGACAATCTGGCCATCCGCCGATCGTTCGGCCTCCTGACTGAGACGGCCGACCCCACGGGCGTGAAGGACGCCAACACCGCCAAGCCCCTCGCTGGGTACGACCGGCCGGGCGCCGCGGGCCTGTCCGACATCATCGCGGTGTCTGGGCGCTATGGCGGCGGCGGCGCTGGCAAGTACGACGAGCAGGCGGCGTCACTTCACCGTGTCGTCATGGGCCTCCAGACGGCGTGGCATCCTCAGGCGGGCGTGGCGGGCGACACCAACGAACACACGATGATCTTCACCGTGCTGGTGGCTCCCGGCGTGCTGACCACGGCGCCCGCTGGCTACACGGATGGATGCACCTACACCTCCATCAGCGCGGTCAACGTCGACACCGGCGCCGTGCTGTGGAGGAATGTCCTGAAGGACTACGACCCCGGAACTTCTGGCGACGCACAGGTGCGCGCCGCGACGACGGTGACGAATATCGACGACCCGGGCGGCGGCAGCAACTTCAGTAGCAACGCGCCCAACAACATCGTGTCGACTTCGATCGAGGTCACCGCGCTGTTCACCTTCGTCTGTGCTGGCGCATACATCTACACATTCAACACGGCGACGGGTGAGTACCTGCAGCGCATCAAGATGGGCAACTCGGCGTCGACGACGGGGTGGGCCAAGCGCACGATCAAGACCATGGTGCGTCTGGGCACAGCGCGCAATGCCGCTATCGCGGGCGGCAACTCCCTGCTGTGCGTGTTCGAGGGGACCAACGACAACGCCGCCAGCCCCGCGGCGTCCACTAACTTCGCGGCGGGCTCTGTGGGCCCACTGCCCGGCACAAACGATGCCCGCTTCGCCCAGCCCCTGTCGCACTGGCGGTCAGGCGTGGCCGAGTTCAACATCTCCAGCGTCATGACCAACACGCCGCTGACGCGCAGCGTGTTCCCCAGCGTCACCAATGACGGCTGGGCAGAGCCCGGGTCGGTCATCCAAGAACCCACCTCCGGGTCAACCCACTACACCCTCCGCCTGTCGTCGGTCCTGAACCGATCGCCCCGCGGCGGCCTCCCCTTCGCGGCGTGCAAGGCGCCCGACCCTGTCGGCCCCATTGACTTCCGAGCCGACGATCCGTTCTTCATCGGATTCACCAACAAGGGCTATGGAGTCACCAGCGCGGCGCCGACCATCATGACCGATGCCAACTACGGCTCGGCGGCGGGGTGGGCATGGCCCGACGATGTCAGCACGCCGCCCACCGTGGTGGCCAAGTTCGATGGCAAGGGAACGAAGCTCTGGGAAGTCGACGCCGAGTCGCTGGTGCGCACCTACGACATCATGCCGACCGGGTCCGCGGTGGTCTACCACAACGACATCCCGTCGTCGGTTGACGTGGCCGGGCCCATGGCGTCGGTGATGGCCATGCGGTGTGACAGCACGGGCAACCTCTACATCGCCGGTCTGCGCAACGGGCCGGAGGGGACGCCGACGACCGGGTTCAACGTGCGCAAGCTCGATGGCGCCAACGGGTCGATCATCTGGCGGGCCAACCTGAAGGGCAAGATTTACATGGATGCCCTTCGGATCAGCCCGATCGACGGCTCCATCTTTGTGGTGGGCGAGCGCAACGACGACTGGGAGAGCCCGGCCGGGCGGTACGCGACGCTCTGGAAACTGTCGTCAGTCGACGGCTCCATCATCGACTCGTACGACTTCGGCCTCAGCGACTCGCTCTGGTCGCCAGCGGCCAACAGTACCACCCTCAACAGCAACGGCTATCTGGACCGTCACAGCGCCATCGGCATCGACATCGACCGTTCTGGCAGGGTCGCCATCACCACTACACCGGGAGTTTGACCATGTCAGTTCACAGCAACAGAATCCAGTCGTCGGCCATCTTCACCATCGCGCTGGTCTCTGTGCTTCTGGGCCTCGCCCTGCTGGCCATGTCCATGGCCGGATGTGCCCCTCAGGACACGACGTTCGCACGCGAGCAGGCGGCGCAGGCGAGGGCGACGCTCGACACGCAGAAGGCGGCGGCCACTGCTGATCTGACCAAGGCTCAGGCGGCCGGTGACACCAAGGCGGCCGACCGGGCGGCCAAGACGCTCGACACCATCTCAGAACTGGAGTCACGTCTGGCCAAGGCCGAGGAGATGCTGGCGTCGGTCTCAGCGCCTGATGGTGGCATCGACCCAGCCAAGGCGGCTGGCGCCGCGGGCGCCCTGCTTCCTCCCCCATGGAACATCGTGGCCATGCTGGGCGTGCCCGCCATCGTGGCGGCGATTCAGGAGCTTCGGGTGCGCAACCGGACGGCCGACGCGGTGTCGATCATCAACGGTCTATCTGCCGCGCAGCTTGCCAGCCCGGGCATGACGACGGCCCTGAAGGCAAACGAGGCGGTACTGAAAAAGGAGTATACCGTCGGCGCCCAGAAGCTTGTCAAGAAACATAAACTGGCGTCAACGTGAGCCCTCCACTCCCACCGCGCGTCAGTAAGGATCAACAGGTGCCCCAGTTGGCAGAAATCGAACGAGCCGTCATCGAGATCAACAACGATGTCAAGGCGATTCTGGCCAAGCTCCAGACCGTCGACGAGTCGCTGTCGTCATTCCACCAGTGGAAGAACGGCGACTCGGAGAAGCCCGGCGTGGTTGTGCGCCTTGACCGTGTCGAACGCTTCCAGCAGGTCTTGGTCTGGGCGGGCGGCATCGTCATCAGCGCCTTCCTGCTGGCGGGGACGGCGGGCCTGATTACACTGGTGCGCACCTACGGCGTGGCGACCGCGAACACGTCGAAGGGGCCCTGATGGCAAACCTTTGGTCATACAGCGCTTCGGGCGTCACGCAGGGCTTCACGCTCACGGCGACGGCCGCGGTGCAGACGGTCTGTCTTGACGACGAGAACCAGATGTCGTCTTGCGAGGTGGTCCTCCACCTGACCGAGATCAACGACGCGGTGGCCATCGTGCTGTTCTCCTCAGGCGATGGGCGCTCGCGTTGGGAGTTCTGGGCCGACAACGCTGGCAACGTCAGCGTGCAGCAGGTTATCAACGGCGTCATCACTGTTGGCCCAACCGTGTTGACCAACGGACACAGCGTCACGACCGGCATCCCTTACGCCCTGTCTGTGTTCCTGACCGGCAACACCGCCATTGTGCGCGTCGACGCCGGTGACGCCGTGGCGGCCGCGCAGGATAACACTTACCTGTTCCCCAACGCCGATCTGGCCAACTTCCGCAAGTGGGGGTTCGGGTCATCTGTCAACGGCGCCCGTGTGCTGGACGCGACGCAGTACCAGATCGCCCTGATCGAGTCGGCCCGCACCGAGGTCTTGGTGGTCATCGCCAACGGCGAACTGTGGGTGTGCAAAGATGCAGACGGCAATCAGCTTTCGTTGGTTGAGACGGGTGTCGTGGGCACTGGTCGGGTGGGCATCGCTGAGTTCGGCGGCCTCGCGTACATCGTCGGCGGCGGCCGCGCCGTCAACTACGATCCGATCACCGATCGCGTGAGCGACTGGTACGACACGGAACATACCTACTCCGCCACCCCCAGCAACATCTCCACCCTGCCCGGCGCCACTCAGCCGACAGCGGCCCTGACTACCAGCGGCCGCGGCACGACCGGGTGTGACATCATCGAGGTCAACAACGAGCGGATCATCCTCTCTGGCTGGGAGCAGCGCCCAGAGGTGGCGTTCTGTTCTGAGTCAGGCAACCCCAACTCTTTCCGCGTGCTGAACATCAACGCGGGAGAGGCTTCGGCCTTCACCGCCAACGCACAGGACCGCATCACCTGCCTCCGATCGCTCCCGACAGGCAACCTGCTGGTGGGATGCCGGTCGACGACTCGCATGCTGATCGGCGACCCGCTTCTTGGCCAGACGACCTTCCCCAAGATCGCCGACAGCGGAATCAGTGGGCCGTATGCGGCCATCAAGAACGACGTGGGCCTGACGGCGTACCACTCGCCTGTTGGCCTGTTCCAGATCACGCAGGGGTCGATCCTGCCCCAAGACTTCTCCTCCGACACGCTGACCGAGACCATTCAGATCGACGCGGCGGACATCAAGAACTTCATCGTGTCGCTGGTGCGCGACCCCAAGGACCGCCTGCTGTATTGCTTCCTGACGCCAGCCGAGGGCGACACCGCGGGCGTCCACATCGTCTACAACGAGCGCCCCGGCCAGTACCGGGCTTCGGCCGGATACTTCTTCCCCGAGCAGTACCCCGCGACGGTGGGCCCCACCGCGGCCGTCCTGTGGCGTGGCAAGGTCCTGCTGGGCACGCGCAACGGGATGATCCTGACGTTCAACCCGGACGCCCGGGAGGCCCTTGACACCTACGCCCCGGGCCTGACGACGCCGGTGTCATCGAAGATGATGACGACCATGGTCGCGGCGGCCCATCCGGTCGGTGACAGCATCGTAACCTCTTGGCGTGCCCTGTTGGCTGACACGAGCGGGAGCGTGGTGGCGGAAATCTTCGGCGGCGCCACCGCGGAGACACTGTTCGACTTCTCCAAGAACCAACTACTGTTCACCACCTCGCTGGCGCCCTTCGCCCCGCCCGTGTGCGAACACGTCCGGTCACCGGCCATCGCGCTCAGAATCACCAACCCGGGAGAGGTGGCGACGTACTGGGAACTGGAACAGATCGTCGGCAACTTCGAGACGGGCACCATGGTGTCGTCTGTCCGGGCGATTGCGAGCGGGGCGACACCCCCGGCGCCCGGCCGACCGCCCGGCGCCGCGGCCGCGCCCAAGACCAACCCGATCGAACCCACGGGTGGCCTGACGGCAGAATCAAGCGTGCCGACTGAGGGGTATGGTGGCTCTGGGTCGGTGTCGGCTGGCGTGAAGAAGGTGTGACATGCCCCACAAGCCAGAACTCCAGCCGGTCATCACCAAGGGCGACACCGACGCCACCCAACAGACCTTCCTGTCGATCGGCAAGTTCCTGAGCAAGTCACCCGGCAACGCGCGGGTGACCTTCTCGGCCGGGCCAGCCTTCTCGATCCAGTGTGTCAACCGGGTCGGTCAGCCCAACACCGGCCGGTGGATCATCTTGTTCTTCAGGCGAACAGCGGCAGGCGCCATCACCGCCTTCGCGCCGGTGGCGACCGCTGGGCAGCTTGTGGCCACTCACGCGGCGCCCGTGTCCTACCTTGGAATGACCGACGAGTCGGGCCTGCTGGGCTTTACTTGCGGTGCCATCGCAGCCGGAGACACCGTTCACGCGCTGGTTCTCGGCGAGACATCGACGTACACGGCCCCATGACGACTGACACCAACACCATCGTGCGGCTCGGAACGGCAGTTCACGTCGTCAACCCGGCTGTCGATGCGCTGGAACGGGCCCTGTTGACCCTCCCCGCGGCCGACTGCCCGCTGCGTCACTTCCACACCCCGGGCCTCTACTGCCGCGAAATCTTCATGCCCGCGGGTTCGATCGTCACGTCCAAGATTCACATGACAGAGCATCAGTTCATCGTCTCAAAGGGGCGATGCTCGGTCTGGATCGAGGGCGAGGGGTGGCGTGAGTTCAAGTCCCCCGCGCACGGCATCACCATGCCGGGCACCCGGCGACTGTTGGTTGTCCACGAGGACACGATCTGGACCACGATGCACCCGACCTCCAAGCAGACGGTGGAGGAGATCGAGGCTGACATCATCTGCCCGCACCGGGATCATCTGGTGGGGCTGGAGCAGCCGATGGCCGAGGCCATCCGCCTGCTGAACCCGGGAGAACTCTGATGGCATGGGCAGCAGTGGCGGCGAGCGCGGCGGGTCTTGTCGGTGGCGCCATGTCCGCTTCGGCCGCCAACCGCAACTCCCGCAATCAGGCCAACGCACAGAATCAGGCGGGCGCCGACCAGCGCGCCTTCGACACCAACAACGCCCTTGACGTGATGGTCCGCCAGATGCGGGCCATGTACGGCCAGCAGCGCGGTGACGAGATGCTGCGTCAGTTCCTGCCGCCCGATCAGTACCAGCAACTGTTCGGCAACCAGTTGAATCAGGGCCGCATCGCCGAGCTTCAGCGCCAGATCGAGTCGATCCGGTCGGCGCCGCGGATGTCGGGCGGGTCGTCTGACAACCCCAACCGCTCGCCCGAGTACGAGGCGTGGCGTCGCAACCAGTCACAGCTTCCGGCGCTGCAGCAGGAGCTTGCCCGCCTGACGGCGAACAACCCCAACGGCCGCTGGTCGACCGGGCAGGGCCCCGGCACGGGGATGGTGCAGCAGCAGGGCCTTCCGGGCTCGCGTCCGGGCCAGCCCGCGGGGTCGGGATCGGTGGCCGATGGCGGCTACGCCGGGCAGATGCAGGACCTTATCAACCAGTTCGTCGGCGAGCAGGACAAGACGCTGACCGACTACAACACCGACACCGGCCAGATCAACGCGATGGGTGACCAGAACCTTGCCGACCTGTATGGCTGGGGCGACCAGCGTCAGGCCATGGTGGGCCGGGATGCCGAGCGGGCCCAGCGCCAGTCGGCGGCGAGCATCGGCGCCCAGATGGCCCGGAGCGGTCTGGCGGGTTCGACGATCGCCATGCAGGCCCAGAGCGGCAACGCCCGCAACATCTTCGAGGGCGCTCAGGACCGCCGAGCCGGGATCAGCGACCAGCTTCGGGCCCTGACCTCTCAGGCCCGCAACGAGAACATCAACCGCCTGACGCAGCGTCTGGGCGGCCGGTCGGTCCTGCAGACATCCAACCTGAACGCCAGCCAGCAGCTTCGCCAGCAGCCCCTGCAGGCCCAGATCGGCATGCTGACAGGCGGCGCCTTTGCCCCGTTCGCAAACCGCGACACGCGGGCCTACTTCCCCGGCGTGACTGGCAACAACAACGCATCGACCTCGCTCGGCGCGGCGCTCGGCGGCAACCTGTGGGGTGCCGGGAGCAACGCGCTGATGGGCCGACTGTTTGGAAACCAGCGAAGCGGCGTGGGCGGTTCGACCATGCAAGACCCGACGATGATCTGAGACCCACATGACGCAGCTTGGCGCGGACTTCGGACGGCTCTTTATGGCGGGCTCCCAGCAGGGGGCGGACGCCTATCAGAACATGCGGCAGGACGAAGCGCAGCAGGAGCGCCTTCGCCTTGCTCAGCAGGAGCTTGCCCAGCGTCAAGATCAGTTCAACACCGATGTGGGTCTCCGCTCCGTTGACGACCGACTTGCCCGCGACCGCTTCGACCACACGGTTGAGCAGGATCGGCAGGCCGCCGCGGACGCCGCGCTCAACCGCGAGCGAACCGCTGCGCTCGATGCGCAGTCAGCCAACAGCGCCAACTACCAGCACCAGTTTCAGGGCGCTATCCGCGGCGTCTCTCCGCCCCCGGTTGCCGGGCTTGACCCATCGTTCGTCGGCCCGCCTTCGCCAGCCCAGTACCAGTCGTGGGACAACAGCGAACTCCTCTCCAAGATCGCCGAGCATGCTCGCATTGCCGAGGAGCCCCAGATTACCCCGGACCTGATGCGGGCCATGGGGCCCAAGATGCGGGCGCTGGCTCAGGCCAACGGGGGCACGATCACCGCCGAGACCGTCGACATGCTGGCGCGGCCGGAGGAGCGGGCCGTCGCCCGCACCTTGATCGGCAAGGACCCCTCGCAGTTCGACGCCATGACCGCAATGGCTGGCCCCAAGGTGGGCGAGCGACTGCGCGGCTGGGTGCCCCAGATGACGCCGGAGGATCAGGCGTGGGCCGACACTGAGGGTGAGCGTCTGGCTGGCGAGGGTGCCGACCCGCTGCGCGTGCTGATGCCCGAGCTTCAGAACCGGGTGGCGATGCGCCAGAAGCAGCAGGAACTTGACGAGCGCCGCACCGACAAGATGCTCCAGACCATCAACACGTCGATCAAGGAGTACCGCGACCAGTTGAAGGACGTGGAGAAGTGGCTGGCCGACGAGACGAACCAGCCGGGCCCCAAGCCAGCGACCGCTGACGGCGGGGCGTGGAGCGTCAAGGACCGCGAGTATCGAGCGCGCAAGGAAGAAGCGAAGATGCTGCGCGCGCGCATGGACGCGCTTCAGAACGATCGGGACGTGATGTTCCGGGCGACGCTGGCCAACCCCAGTGCCGTGAAGAAGGACGTTGGGGCCATCATCGACGGCGCCACCACTGGCACCAATCCGCCCGCGGCACAGGGCGCCGCGCCGCCGTCCGAGATGGTTCAGTGGGCCAACGACTTTGTGAAGCGCATGGGGCGGCCCCCTTCGCGGCAGGAATACAACGAGCAAATCAAGCTGATGAAGGGACCCTGATATGGCCGCCAAGATGCGAGTGTTCTTTGATGGCGTGGTGGAGTCTGGGGCGTTCGTCTCCCGATTCGGCGCCCGCGGTACGCCGATCAAGGAGGTGACCATCACCGGCCAGCCCGACGCCTCGCCGTCGCGCATCACCGTGGCCGCGGGGGCAACGGTCGTGCTGTGGTCCTACACAGCCAACGACCCTTCGTTCACGCTGTTCCATGCCAAGCTGACATCGGGCAGCTACGCCGTGGTCTCCACCTTGGTGGCCAAGGACAGCCTGCTGAACGCGGCGGGCTCTGCCGTGGCGGCCGGTCTCCCCGTGGCCACCGGCACGCGGGCGTGGCGCTGGCGTCACACCGACCTCAACGACGCGGGCCCGTTCGTCCTGACCTCGCCCTACGCCTACATGAACGACGACGGGGCAACGACCGCCAGCGACACGGGCAACACCCTGTCGTCAGGCTACACGGCCGGGGACCAGTCTGGCATCGACGGCTCGCTCCCAACCCTTTGGGCGGGTGCCGCTACGCCGATCGCCGGTAGAATCTACAAGGTCGTGGTCCACAACCCCAGCGCTACTGACTCCATCGAGGTGGAGTACGGCAAGGTCACCTGATGCCTCAGCCAGCAGTCGGTCAGTCAACCAGCGGCGCCGATGACGGATACGCCAGCCTGCTGGCAGCTATCGGTGCGCAGCCTCCCGCCGCCCCCAAGTCAGATGGCTACGACGAGCTTCTGGCGGCTATCGCCAAGCCCGCGGGCGGCCCAGAGACGTGGACCCGGTCTGATTCGGTCGTCGGCACATCGACCAACGAGCCCGATCGGTACGACCCCGTCACCGGCAAGGTCATCCGCCGCGGCGGGTTCACTCTCCATCACCTGACCAACGAGCGGGTGGCGGAGGGAACGCCCGAATACGCCGACTCGATGGGGCTCCAGAAGATCGCCGCCGACCGCCGTGCGGCCGAGCCTCAGCCCCGTGACCAGTGGCAGACGCCCGGCGACGTGTTGAACTACGCCAGCGAGCTTGGCGCCGCCGTCCGCGAGAAGCCCCTTCAGACGGTCTCAGACCTCGCCGCTGGCACCTATGACTCAACGGTTGGCTGGGGCGTCCGCGGCGTCATCCGCGGAACGGGCAACGCCCTGATGGCCACCGGCATCGACCCGGCGACGGGCGAGCGGATGCGGCAGGGCGCCGACATCATGGCGAAGGACTCCGACGCCCTCTCCACCACGGTGGGAGGTCAGGGCGGACAGTTCGTCGGTCAGGCCCTCCCGTCCGCGCTGGCGATGGCGGCCACCCGCGGCCGCGTCGGATTCTGGCCCTCCGTGGTCGGCCAGACGGTCGGTATCGGCTCCTTGATGGCAGGGTCATTTGAGCAGGGTTCAAAGCAGTACGAGGACCAGATGCGGGCCGAGGGTCGGCCCATCAGCCCCGCCATGTCACTGGCCATCGGCAGCGCCTACGCCGCGGCCGAGGCGGTGTTCGAGAAGGTCGGCATTGACGCCATGGGCGAGGTGGCTGGTAAGGCTGGTCACGAGATGGTCGACGCCATCCTCCGTCGTGACGCGACGACGTTGGCTAAGACGCTGGCCCGCATCGGGCTGGCTGGTGCTGTTGGCCTGACCGAAGCCGGTGGCGTCAACGCGACCGAAGAAGGTCTGACCCAGATCGCCCAGAACATCATCGACCGTGTTGGTTACGCCCCTGACCGGGACTTGACCGAGGGGGTGTACGACTCCGCGTTTCAGGGTGGCCTGCAGGGTGTGATGATCGGCGCCAGCGGTATGACCGTCGACGCCGCCAACCGCGGTGTGCGCGGCGCCATCCGGGCCAACGAGTTGGAGAAGGCTGACAAGGCCCGCCAGTTCCGTCAGGCTGGCCGCGACATCACTGCCGAGATGCGCACGACGCCGGTGGTGGAGCCCGAGACCGCCCCCAGTGAGCCGACCGAGACGCCGGGTCAAGCCGCTGTTCGCAGCGCTCTGGCGTGGGGCGACTCACAAACCCGCCTTGATGCCATCCGCCTCCGCACCGCTGAGCTTGCCACCGAGCGCGAGAACGCCGCCCGTGACGCCGAGCGCCGCGCGGCAGAGGACGCCCATCTGGAGGCAGAGACTGCACCGGCGCCGATCGAATCCCCGGCGCCGCGTGTCGATCGGTCGCCTGACACCGAGGAGGGCGGCACGCCCCTGACGCTGTCGCGTGAGGAGGCCAAGGCGGGCGGGTGGGAGCTTGGCAAGTACCGCTCGATGCTGGGCCAGTTCAACGACGTGTACCAGATTGTCACCGACGCCAATGCAGCCAAGGGAGACAGCAACGTCTATGCTCTGGTCCGCGCCGCAGACGGCCAGTTCGGCATCGTCAGCCGCGCCCGGGAGGCTGGCAATGTCGGTACTGAAGCGGGCAATCAGGCAGGAGGCCAAGCGTCGGCGGCGACGAATGGAGCTTCCGTGGCAGCGGGTGACGTATCGAACGGTGTTCCCGCCCCTGCCGCCGTCGACTTCCTCCACTCTGACGACGCCGAGACCATCCGCGGAAAGTACGAGCAGCACCAGCGCCAGCGCTCCAACGACGACTCCATCACTGTCGACCTCCTGAGCGAGAGCGGCAATCCGATCATCGACGCCATCGTCAAGACGGCCGCCCGATTCGGAAGCCGGGCCATTGTCGTGCGTTCGAGCAAGGTCGGCGCCGTGCCGGGCCTCGCCATCCGCGGCGGGACCATGGTCATCGACATGGCCAGCGACGGCGGGACGCCTCCGATCCTCGCGCACGAGTCGCTTCACCGCCTGCAGCATCTGGCCGAGGCGGGCGACACCGGCGCTCAGGCCATCCTTGATGACATCGCTAAGTCACTGGGCGTCCATGGCATCGCCCGCGGCCTCAGCCGCTATCAGGACCTCCGCGCTTCACATGGACTTCCCCCCGTTACCGGCGCCAAGGCGACGCGCGAGGGTCAGGCGATGGCCCTGCAGGCGCTGCTGGAGGGGCCTCCTAAGAAGGGCGTCCGCGAGCGCGCTGTGCACCGCCTGCTTCTCAATCAGTTCCGCACGGGCGGAGACACCTTTGTCGGCCACCTGAAAACACTGTTGGCCAAAGTGATGAACCGTATTGGACTGCTGGACAAGTCACTGCACAAGCCGCTGCTTGACGCGGTCGACGAGTGGGCGAAGTACGCCAAGAACATGGCGGCCGAGGAGATGGGGAGGGGCACCGACGAAGCCCTCCGCTCGCGCGTGGTCGGCCATCCCGAGCAGATCAGCGCCATCGACATCGCGCTGGGCAAGCGTTACGGCGCGTGGATCACCCCTGACGGGAAGATTTATGACGTGCCCCACCAGAGCCACTGGGAGGTGGCGAAGAAGCTGGCCAAGCAGTACCGCTTCAAGCAATCAACCAACAGCCACCTCTCCAGCGAGGACCGCTGGCGCATCCCCGCGCTGGGCGCCGGGTTCGTCCGCGTGGTGTGGATGGGCAATCGCCTGACGCTGCAGACCCGTGGCCTGACCGGGCAGAGCCTGCCGGTCGTCATGGACATCGCCAAGCTGGTGCAGACCAAGGGCGCCGAGTTCCTTTTGGACGACATCAAGACGCACGCGACGGTCATGGCCCGCGTCGGCGAGAGCCCATCCGCCCTGATGGCCCGACTGCGTTCGCTGAACGCCGACAACGTCGACGAGTCGCTGAGCGAGAAGGACGAGCGGGCCACCGCCGACGCCATCGCCAAGGCCGAGCCCGAGCCCGCCAAGGAGGAGCGCGTGCGCGGCGGCATCGACGACCGTGGCATTGACGTGCTGCGCGCCAACCTGTACCAAGGGAACATCGGCGACGTGGTGGCCAAGGAGCTTCTGCAGAACTCCATCGACGCCACCCGCGGCCGCGACGACGCCACCGTGTCACTGGCCATCGACACCATCAGCCACTTCGTTCAGATCGTCGACAACGGCACGGGCATGACGCCCGAGGTGATGCGCAAGGAGTTCATGGACATCGGCGGGTCGAAGAAGCCTGAGGGGGCGTCGGGCGGCTTCGGCATCGCCAAGGTCGCCATCCTAGGTAACGCCGCCGACGAGCCACTGAGCGACATCGAGCGCACCCGGATGCCCAAGCTGGGTGACGCCCAGAATCAGGACATGCCGATCTACGTCTCCTCCGTCGCCGAGGCGCCGGGCGGAGGCCGCGTCCGCTCCACCCTGACCGGGTTCGGCAAGGACTGGTTCGGCGAGGGCTTCAAGTTCAGCACGCAGCCCGTGCCCCTGTCGACCCCGACCGGCACCGAGGTGTTCATCCGCCTCCGTGACGACGCGAAGCTCAACACCTACGAGACCAAGCGCAAGCTGCTGACCTACCTGAACGACTCCCTGTTGCCCGACCTGAAGCTGAACCTGAAGCTGGACGGTGTCGACCTACAGGCGGGTATGGGCCAGTGGTCCACTCAGGTCGACGACGCGGCGGTGGTCTCGAAGAAGCCGGTGGGCACGCTCACGCTGACCAACGCCGTCATCGACGTTCACTCTGCGTCGCGTCTGCGCAAGCAGTCATACATGAGCTACACCATCCTGAACAACGGGATGCCTCAGTTCAGCGACAGCATCCGGGTGCCCAGCGACGAGGCCATCCCCCTGCCGGAGAACGTGCTGGTCAACGTCAAGGCATCGGTGCCGACCACCGACGACAACTACCCCTTCTCCGCCTCGCGCGAGTCGCTGAAGAATGATGTGCGCGCCGCCATCAACGAATGGCTCCTGAACAACCTTGTGGGCAACGTTGCCGCGGCCCAGAAGGACAAGTACCGCAAGATGTTCACGGAGGCCGAGAAGATCGTCGGCGTCAAGGGCGTCACCGCGCGCATCGTCCGCGCCGACGAGGGCGTGTCGGCCGAGACCATCAAGGAGTTGGCAGCGCGGCCCTACTCGAAAGAGTTGTACCGGGCGATGGCGGTCATCATCAAGGACGCCAGCGAGAGGCTGGGCAAGTACCTTGGTGAGTCGAACGCCACCAACTTCCACTTCTTCGGCTTCTCCCCGGCCGCCGACTTCCACGGCATCAACATCCGCGGCAAGGCGCTGGGGTCCGACCGCAACGCCATCGTGCTGAACCCGTGGTCCCACTGGGCACAGGCCAAGAGTTCGATCGTCAATCAGGTGGTGGGACCGGAGGAGACGCAGGCCCAACTTGCCGCTGGCGAGTTGGTGGCAACGGCCATCCATGAGATCGTCCATCAGGTGTCGTGGAACCACAACAGCGACTTCGCTGGTAACCTGACCCGGGCCATTGCGGTTCTTGGACCCATGCAGTCGAAGTGGGCGCGGAAGATCGCCCGTATCATGGCGCTGTCACAGGAGACGCTGGATGCCGACACCGACAACATCACGGGCAAGTGGGGACTCGCCAACCTCCTCAAAGATGTTGGCTCGGAACATGCTGCTGACAACGCTGCACAGCAGCGGCGCAAGGACGAAGCTCGAACTGGCGGGCGCGGCGGAGATGGTGAGGATGCTCGGCCCTTCTGGGCAGGACCTGTACGAGCGGGTCAGGATGTCGCTGTCGGCAACGCATCCATTCCTGCCTCCCGTGCAAACGCTGCTGGAGACCTACCCGGCGCCGACGAATCGCTCCGCGACCCGACCAAGGGGCGGAACTTCAAGCGCTGGTTCAAGGACTCCAAGGTCGTTGACGACAACGGCAAGCCCCTCGCCGTCTACCACGGCACCACCCATGACTTCCGCGCCTTCGACCGCCACAAGGGCAACCCAGAGGGCGACTGGGGCCGCGGGTTCTACTTCACCAATGAGCCCGCCGATGTCGGGCACAACTACGCCGGAGTAGGCCCCGACCTGCAGGTCAAGATCGAGATGCGGGTTGAGCAGATTGAAGATGAAGTCATCTCAGCGTTGGTCGACGATGGCGAGACGCCGCCCACATACAACTCACCAGAAGCAAAGGCCATCCGCGACAAAGCGATTGCGCAAGCGAAGCGCGAGCTTGTCGGCCATGGTGGGGCGACCCTGAAGGTCTACCTGTCGCTCCAGAACCCCGCCATCATCACCCCTCAGGGCGGCACTTGGCTGAGCAGTGAGCCCGTCTATGCCGACCCCAACGACCCAGAGAGTGACCTTATTGAGTTCAGGGGGACGCTGCACGACTTCGTGGAGGCGTATGCGCGGCGGGCGAGCAGCGAAGCCGACACGCCCGATCTGGGTGACCTTTACAACTTGGTGGACGACTACAGCGGTGACGGCACCACGGTCGGCAAGTTCATCAAGGCGATGACCAGCAGCGAGTTGCTGAACGTCCAAGACTATGAGGGGCGGTTTGTGGGCCCCGAGGTGATTCGTCAGGCGCTGGAGGACATCGGCTTTGATGGCATCATTGACCACACGGTCGACATCAAGTTCGGTTCTCAGCGGCAGGGACTGTTCGGCCGCGGCGGCGGCATGAAGGGCATGGACCCCGACACGGTCCACTACATCGCTTTCCAGCCCACTCAGGTGAAGTCGGCCATCGGCAACAATGGCAAGTTCGGCGTCGACAACCCCAACATCGACGAGTCGGTTCGATACCGCCCCAGCGACAATGCCGCCTTCCGCAAGTGGTTCCGCGGCAGCAAGGTGACCGACAACGACAACGCGCCTCTGGTGGTCTACCACGGCACGGTCAGCGGTGGGTTCAGGAGCTTCGAGACCAAGCGTCAGGGCACGCGCACGGGCGCCGCCTCTGCGCGCCGGGCGTTCTTCTTCACCGACTCGACGGAGGTGGCCAACACCTACGCCGA